TCCTAATAGTACGCAGCCAGCTCTTAGAAACTTTATGGAAGAGTATAGTTCTAACTGTGGATTTATTCTTACTTGTAATTTTAAGAATAGAATTATACAACCATTACATTCTCGTTGTAGTGTAATTGATTTTAAAATTAATGGTAACGCACCTCAGTTAGCATCTAAGTTCTTTAAACGAGTTGAAAGTATTCTGACTACAGAAAATATTACATATGATAAAAATGTAGTTGTGCAACTCATAACAAAGTTCTTTCCAGACTATAGAAGAGTACTGAATGAGTTACAAAGATATAGTGTATCTGGATCTATCGATAGTGGAATACTAACTAACTTATCTGATGAAAATTTTAAATCTCTTGTGAAACATTTAAAGAATAAAAACTTTACTGATATGAGAAAATGGGTTGCTAGTAACTTAGATAATGAACCTGTAGTATTGTTTAGAAGTATATATGACAACGCTTCATTAGTAATGAATAAAGGTTCAATACCTCAATTAGTATTAACCATAGCTGACTATCAATATAAAAGTGCCTTTGTAGCTGACCAAGAAATAAATATGGTAGCATGTTTAACACAACTGATGGCAGAATGTGAATGGGTATAAAAAAAGTTGCGGTAGTAGGTAATGGTATTGCTGGTATAACAACAGCATACTTTCTTGCTAAGAAAGATATTGAAGTAGATATTTATGACAAGAATGGATCAGTAGCACATTATCCTGCATGTAGTTATCAGAATGGTGGACAGCTATCTGTATGTAATTCTGAAGTATGGAACACCTGGGACAATGTCTTTCGTGGTATGGGATGGTTATTTAAAAAAGATGCTCCCCTTGCATTAAGACCTGACGTTATTAGTTGGAGTAAAATTAAATGGCTAGCTGGTTTTGTTGGTGCTACAATAACAAATAGCTATGAAAAAAATACTCGTAAGACAATTCAGTATGCTTTAAGATCAAGAGAGTTACTTTTAGAACTTGAAGATGAGATTGGTATAAGGTATGACCAACAAAAATGTGGCATAGCTCACATCTATCGTAATGGTGCATCATACAAACATGCACTACATAACATACAAAGATTTCAAGATACAGGATGGGATGTAAAAAACTATCCAGTAGAAAAATTAACTAACTTAAAAACAAATGGCATAGTAGGAGCTACTATGTGTGAAGATGATTTTATTGGTGACATTAATTTCTTTTGTACTGAATTATATAATCATATCAAAGCAAAGTATGCTGTAACAAAGTATGAGAATAATGTGACACGTTATCAAAACAGTGAACCTGGTAACGTAGGTTTAGATACTTTAGCTAGTCAGTATGATGAAGTAGTAGTTGCTGCTGGAGCATGGACTAGTGAACTTGTACCACAGTGTAACATATATCCTATTAAAGGTTATACAGTTACAGTATGGGACGAAAGTAAAAGTGCACCAAAGTATTCTATAGTAGATGACGGTAAGAAGATTGTTACATCTACATTTAGCAATGGAAGATTTAGAGTAGCAGGTACAGCTGAACTAGCTGGATTTGAACAAGGTGAACCATGGCATAGAATAAATCCATTACTGGATTGGATAAAAGATTATACAAACATTGAATATGATGGAGTAGCCAGACACTCATGCTTTAGACCTATGACACCTAACATGTTGCCTATAATAAAGAAGATAGATAATGTGTGGGTAAATAGTGGAGCAGGCCATCTTGGATGGACTATGGGTATGGCTTTAGCAGAACAGATAGGTAACAAATTATGAAGAATACAATAAAAAGAATACATGTCAACATGCACCATATAAGATACAATAAAAAGAATGAAGTTAAGAAGCCTGTAATAACTTGTAAGACAGGTGGAAAGAATATCTATGGTGACAGAGTTAAAATATTTGGACCTAGTGAAGTAATATACAGTCCTGATAAACCATTGTCGTGTGGAGCTAAAGTATGGGTTGAGACTCATAGTGAAGTTCTAATTACATGAAACCGTTTGACTATATAAACACAATCAATTATAGTAAAAAGAATCTTATGAGGAACTCTGACAATGATGAGTTGGCTGAGTCTGGTTACGTGCCATTCTTAACTAATAGATCATTATCATACTTCACAGATACGTTATTTTATGCTAATGAAATAAACCAATTTTGCCATACAGATCACAAGCTCCAATACGAGTATCTCCTAAATAGTGTCAGACCGAAAAAAAGGTTTGCGAAATGGGTTAAGACTATGGATAGTGATGATTTGGAAATGGTTAAATTATATTACAACTACTCAACAAAAAAAGCACTTCAAGCAATTGCCATCTTAACCCCTTCAGAACTAGACTATATAACTAGAAAGGTTACTAGGGGAATAAAACATGAGCATAATTGATACAATGGTTGAGGTTGGCCTCAAAGAAGAAGAAGACTTTCTTAAAGTAAGAGAGACACTTACTCGAATTGGTGTAGCCTCCCGCAAAGATAAGACACTTTATCAGAGCTGTCATATTCTCCATAAGCAAGGACGATATTATATAGTACACTTTAAAGAGCTCTTTGCCTTAGATGGTAAACCGACTAATTTTTCAGATGAAGATACTGGTCGAAGAAATACAATAACAAATTTATTAGCAGAGTGGGGACTGATAACAATTAATGATATCAACTCCACAGCAGAACCAATCACACCTCTTAGTCAAGTGAAAATAATTTCACACAAAGAAAAGAGTGAATGGAATCTAGTTGCAAAATATAATATAGGAAAGAAAAAATAATGGGATTTTTTACATGGATGTTTGGACCTACACCAGCAGTGACTAAAGATAAGTTTATGGAAGACATAAAAAAACCTGTCACAGCTTTTACAGCTAGGGTTCCAAAGAAAGTAATAACAAAAACACAAATGATGAATCTATCTAAAGATCAATTAGAACAAATAGGTAGAGAGAATGGTATTGAATTAGACAAACGTAAGACTAAAACAAAACTAATAGACATCATACATAAAAAACTTACCAAAAATTCAAAAAAGTAATAGCTCATATACTAAAAGCCGTTGACTTCTTAGGGTGGAATGCAGATATATATTAGTGAGGTTGCCTTATGGAACCTCATAATATTAACTCGCTTTTAAAGGAGAACAATAATGGTTTTACATAACCTAAATTTCGACCCATTCCATTCACGCACTGTAGGCTTTGAAAAAATATTTGATCGCTTAAGCAGAATTGCTGAATCAGAAGTACATACACCTTCCACTTATCCCCCATACAATATCCACCGCAAAGGTGATGATAAGTTTGACATTGAAATTGCTGTCGCAGGCTTTCAAGAAGAGGAACTAGATATTGAGTTTAAAGATAACGAACTTACCATTGAGGGTAAGAAAAAAGAAGACAAAGAATCAGATTACGTCCACAAAGGTATCGCTAATAGGAGCTTCAAAAAAGTCTGGCACCTTGAAGACCACACAGAAGTTATCGGAGCAAAACTCTCAAACGGATTGCTCTGTATCACTTTGGAGAAAATTATTCCTGAAGAACTAAAAGCTAAGAAGATAAAAATTAATCAAAAACAAGAACGACGAAGTAATAAAGAGCTCTTGCAAGAGGGCAAAGCATAAACCAGTTAAAGGGCTCTTCGGAGCCCTTTTTTTATGTGTTGACTACCAAATAGAAATGTGCGAAGGTAGATTCAAATAAGAAGGAACAAATTATGAACTTAAAAACATTAAGAGAACAATTAGAAATAGACGAAGGAGTTAAGTATGACATTTACAATGATCACCTCGGGTATCCTACTTTTGGTATCGGTCATTTTGTTATTGAATCTGACCCGGAACGTGGACAAGAAGTTGGGACTGCCGTCTCGAGAAAACGAGTCGCAGAAGCATTCGAGTCTGATGTTAAAGGAGTAATAGAAGATTGCAATGAATTATATAATGACTTTGATGAGTTGCCAGAAGAGGCACAACAAATTATAGCGAACATGATGTTTAATATGGGTAGAACCAGATTAAGTAAGTTTCGTGGTATGAAAAGGGGTGTTGATGCTAGGGATTGGGATGCTGCAGCTGATGAGATGGTTGACAGTGCCTGGTATAAACAAGTTACTAATCGAGCTGATCGTTTGGTCCAAAGAATGAGAGGCATAACCTAGGAGAACTTAAATGTTTCCTTATACTGAAGAGGAAGCCGACTGGCTTTCGGGTAGGTAGGTTATAAGGGGTAGACATATAGTCTGCCCCTCGGTGATATAAAATAGGAGAAGAGATGATGAATGTAAAGACTTTGATCACGTGGATAATAATTGTATGTGCTCTGTTTACTTATGGGTGTACAGAGCTACTAGCTGATGAGGATGGCTATAGTACCCTTCCTGGTTGGTCTATTGGTTATAAATTTAATTTAGATTTAGATGAAGATAAAGATAGCAAGTTAAGATTGTTTGGAAAGTACAAAGAAAAAGATGGCACCTCATATAAAATGGGATGGGTCAAAAAAACTGGTACCAATTTGAATGACTGGAACGAAGATGAAGATGGAGTTATCTTTTTTGAGCAAGAGATAAAATTTTAGTTGACTTGAACACAATACTAGGTGATATTATATTATGAGTAAATTTTGGACAAATGTAAGCCTTGACAAGAATAATTTAATTGTTAGAGGTTATGAGAACGGTATGGAATATCAGAATCGTATTCCTGTTAAGCCACATCTGTATGTAGACGATCCGACTGGACAAAGTGAATGGCGAACCATTGAAGGTAAGCCTGTTATTAAAAAAGTATTTCCTAATGTAAATGGTGATCCTGAAAAGAGAAGACGTGATGGATTGAAACCTGATGGTGTACCTGAAGGTATTATGGCATGGAGATCTAGAAATGCTTCTAGTCTCAATATGTATGGACTGCAAACATCTAAGTCATGGTACTATATTTACTATGACTATCTTCAAGAAACATATCCTGATGAAGTTAAATATGATGCTTCCTTAATGTCTGTAGCTAATATAGATATAGAGGTTGCTGCTGATGAAGGGTTTCCAGATCCTGCACTAGCCGAGAAACCTATTACTGCTATTGCTGTACAGACTGGTAAGAAAGTAGTTGTGTTTGGCTGTGGTGATTTCACACCACAAGATCCTATGCATAAGTATTTTAAATGTAAAGATGAAAAAGATCTCCTAAGAAAATTTGTTGATGTATTCAGCATACTAAATCCTAATACTA